TTTACCTTTTAAATTTGTGCGACCAATATGAACTATTGGAAAGACGTGATGTAGAAACACTCACAGAAGTAATTAAAAAACATACAACGATTCACTAAACATGTTAAACATCAGCAGAACAGATATTATTAGCTCTGAATTAATGGATTTTGAAGCAGCTGAAAGGTTCATCAAACTACCTATATCAGAGTATATGAACTTATTAGGTATAGAACCTAATAGTTCGCAAAAGGCATTAATCAATGCCATAAACAACCCCAAGTATAGATTCGTGTGTGCCGCCTTATCAAGGCGTCAGGGTAAAACGTATATAGCAAATGTCATTGGACAGCTTGTATCACTCGTGCCAGGCTCTAACATATTAATTATGTCACCGAACTACTCTCTTTCTCAAATTTCTTTTGACTTACAAAGACAACTGATAAAACACTTTGACTTGGAAGTAACAAAAGATAATGCAAAAGATAAAGTTATAGAACTATCTAATGGTTCTACTATACGAATGGGCTCTGTGAATCAGGTGGACTCTACAGTGGGTAGAAGTTACGACTTAATAATCTTTGACGAGGCAGCACTAGCTGATGGCAAAGATGCATTCAATGTGGCACTCAGACCAACATTGGATAAAGAGAACAGTAAAGCAGTATTTATTTCAACTCCAAGGGGACGAAACAACTGGTTTGCGGACTTCTACCACAGAGGGTTTAGTGACGAGTTTGACGACTGGGCATCAATCCAGGCAACGTATCATGAAAATCCTAGAATTAGTGATAATGATATATCAGAAGCTAAAAAAGCAATGTCTCAAGCAGAATTTGCACAAGAGTACTTAGCTGACTTTAATACTTATGAAGGACAGGTATGGAATTTCAATTTTGAAACTCAAGTAGGAGACTTTGAAAGATTAGATACTAGTAAAATGGACGTATTTGCTGGCCTTGACGTAGGTTACAAAGACCCAACAGCTTTATGCGTACTAGCATATGATTGGGACGAGCAGAAATTCTATCTAATCGATGAGTATATGGATGCTGAAAGAACTACTGAACAGCATGCTATTGAAATTAACAGAATGATATCTAAATACAATATTGATTGGATTTATATTGATTCAGCCGCACAACAAACACGTTTTGACTTCGCTCAAAACTACGACATATCTACTATTAATGCGAAAAAATCAGTTCTAGACGGCATAGGACAAGTAGCAGGAATAATAGATAATGACACACTATTTATAGACCAAAGGTGTTCACAAGCATTATCATGCGTGGACCAATATCAGTGGGACCCCAACCCTAATTTACTACGAGAAAAGCCAAAACATAATATGGCAAGTCACATGGCAGACGCCCTGAGATATGCACTGTATACTTTTGAGACCTCCGCCAATACATTCTAAATATATGACCTACCAAAAAATAAATGTTGACATGAAGGTGAATTTTTGGTATAATTTTAACTAAATAGGAATTTATGGATTTAAAAAGAGATTTAGTCAAGTACGTACGAGACAAAGCGAAATCAGGATATCAAAAAGATACCCAATGCTTTATCTGCGGAGCTACAGAACCTTTAGAGTTTCACCACTTCAATGGAATGACTGAGTTACTATACACTTGGATGAAGGTTAACAAAATTACGATTACCTCAGCCGATGAAATAATGAATCTTCGAGAACAGTTTATTGAAGAGCACCTCTCTGAAGTATACAATGAAGCAGTAACACTATGTAAAACTCATCACATAAGACTGCATAGTATTTATGGCAAAAGACCAAAACTGGCAACAGCAAATAAACAAAAAAGATGGGTGGAGATACAGAGAGACAAATATGGCATGGTATGACAGATTCTTAGGAAGAAATGATGAGGAGAAACTAAATAGTTCTCAACCTTTCATTGCCCTAGAAGAAGGCATGAGTATTGATACTCGTGAAAAGAAAGAAAATTATCGTTCAGCGTACGAGGAACTAGAAGTAGTTAATCGTGCTGTCAATATGATTGTTGACGATAGTGCTGATATACCGTTTGAAGTTGGAGATAAAGTACAAGGTATGACTCCAATAGTGCCTAATGTTCGTAGAAGTCGTGTAGACTTACTACTAAATAAAGAGCCAAACCCTTTTCAAGATGTAAACACTTTTAAGAGAAATCTTATAATTGACTTACTGATTGATGGCAACATCTTTATATATTTTGATGGAGCCCACTTATATCATTTACCTGCTAATAATGTTACTATAGAGACTGATACTAGTACTTATATTAACAAGTATGTATATGATGGAGCTATAGACTACACCCCGAAAGAAATTATACATATTAAGGAAAACTCATTCAAATCAATCTATAGGGGTGTACCTAGACTCAAACCAGCATACAGAACTATGTATTTACTGGATAGTATGCGCAAATTTCAGGATAACTTCTTCAAGAATGGAGCAGTGCCTGGGTTAGTTTTAAAGAGTCCTAATACTCTTTCTGAAAAGATCAAAGAAAGAATGTTAGCAGCTTGGAGTATGAGATATAATCCTTCCTCCGGCGGCAGAAGACCTCTTATATTAGATGGAGGGCTAGAAGTAGACTCACTATCTAAGGTTAATTTTAAAGAATTAGACTTTCAAGAATCAATAAAAGCGAATGAGCGTATTATTCTTGAAGCTATGGGCATACCACCAATCTTATTAGACGGTGGAAATAATGCAAACATTAGGCCAAACCATAGGTTATACTACTTAGAGACTATACTACCTATAGTCGGTAAGATATCCGATGCGTTTGAAAGATTTTTTGGTTTTGAACTTAATGAAGATGTAACAGGAATTCCTGCTCTACAACCTGAACTAAGAGACCAAGCCGCATATTATGCAACACTTGTGAATACAGGAATTTTAAGCACAAATGAAGCTAGAGTGGCAATCGGTAAAGAACCAATCAATGGATTTGATGAACCTCGCGTTCCTGTAAATTTAGCGGGCTCAGCAGTAAATCCAGAGCAAGGGGGACGACCAGAAGAGAGTCCTTCTATAGAGGAATAATATGACTAAAAATATGATGATTAAAGCTGTATCTGATTTCTTCACCGATAAGGGTGGAGTTATGGATCTAGCTACATACAAATCCTATGGAAGTGATGCTCCTGTTAGAGACTATCTGCTTAGAAGGCAGTTTGGATCTTGGAACAGAGTCCTATCCGTAGTGACAAATCGATATCCTGTCCAAGAAGCAGTTGTTGAAGAAGTAAAGGAAGTTAAAAAACCTGCACCTAAAAAAGCTGTGAAAAAGGAAACTAAAGATGTCGAATAAAATATTTCATTGGACTAATACTTTTAAAGCCTTAGGCGAAACCGAAGATGGTGGTATAGACATCAAAGGTTCTGCAAGTACTAATGCACTAGATAGAGCTGGCGATGTAATTGAAAGTGGAGCATGGACTAAAGGAGGTTTGGAGAATTTCAAATCAAATCCTATTATCTTGTTCAACCATAATTATGACAAGCCTATCGGTAGAGCAACAGGTTTAGAAGTGACAGAAAACGGTCTTGAGATATCTGCAAAGATATCTAAAGCAGCCGGTGATGTTAAAGAATTAGTTAAAGACGGTGTTCTTGGAGCCTTTTCCGTTGGTTTCAGAGTCAAGGATGCTGATTATATGGTAGAAACCGATGGATACAAAATCAAGGACGCTGAACTTTTCGAAGTTTCAGTCGTATCCGTGCCTTGCAACCAAGGGGCTACATTTTCTGTAGCAAAATCCTTTGAAAACATGGACGAATATGAAAAGTTCAAGAAAAACTTTATAAAGGCTAACTCACATGCAACAGCAGACGCTGTGAAAGTTGAGCAGCCAAGCGGGGAGAAATCCCATAAAATGGAGACTGATATGTCAAACGAAAAGATGACTCCTGAAGCCGAAGGCTTTGACCTAGATGCATTTGCAAAGGACGCAGCTGAGAAAGCAGTTGCAGAATATGCAATGAAGCAGGCGGAAGCAAAGGCAGCTGAAGAAAAAGCAAAGGTTGAGACTGCTGAGAAGCAAGCTCAATTTGAGGCTGATGAAAAAGCTGCTCAAGAAGCTAAACAGGACGAACAAAAAAGAATTGTGAAGAGTTCACTATCAGGCGCAGAAAGACTCATTAGTGATATCGAGAAAAGAGTCAATGATAAGCATGAAGATTTGAATGAAGTAGTTAAATCACTTCAGAACGAATTAGCTGAGAAATCAGAAGAAATCATGAATATCAGAGAATCAAAAAGAATTTTCTCAGATAGACAGGGTCAAGGCGACTGGAAGAAAGCTTTTGAACAAGATATTATGGACGCAAAATTTGCTGGTCTAGCGACTGGTAAAGGATGGAATAACGATTATGCAAAAGGTGTAATGGAAAAAGTAAACCAACATTCAGGTGTACAAGTATCCTCAGCAGACTTTGAGCAAATTGTTTC